GGAAGTTCGTACGGATTGCGATCATCGCATTCAGCAGCGTTGCTTCGTTGAGGTCAACCTGAGTCGTTGGGGTGTTCGCAATCGAGCCACCGTCGATTGGATGCGCCGTCGAGCAAAGTGCAACACCGTCACCGCCGATTGCAGCGTTGTAGGTTTGCGCCGTGTTCAGAATGTTCGCACCGTAAATTTCCTTCGTCTGGTGGAAAGATTCCACGAGGCCAAGGTTGGAAGGCTGGAATTGGGTCTTGTAAAGGTTGTCGTCGATTGCCTTGCGGGTAATCGCGTAACCGAGACCAATTTCCGTGTGTTCCTGATTGTAGACGAAGCGTTCGCCAGCGCCCGAATCGAAAGCGGTCTGGCCACCTTCGGTCTTGAGCTGGGCGTAGCCGAGGTAACGCATTTCAGCGGTACGTTCGAGGGCCATCTTCGAATCATGTTTCGTAAAGATCTTGTCGTATTGCGACGGGATCTGCTCATACTTGCCTTCGACACCACGTAAGCCGGGGAGGAGAAGGTCTTTGATCTGACTAAGATTAACAGCCATGACACTTCACTCCTTACGAGATACCAGTTACAGCAGAGTTTGAACGCCAGACTTCGTTGTTGAAGCCGACAATCAAGTTGCAGTACTGAGTGGTTAAGTCGCCGCCGTTGCCGATACCCACGGCGTAGTCGACGATGATGAATGGCGAGGTGTTGGTGGTTGCGGTAGCATTGACATAAGCCGTCGAGCGGCCCGTGCTGTTGTTGCCGCCTGTCGAGTTGCCCGACGTTGCGCCCGTGGTCGAATAAGCGAACGTGACAAGCTGACCCTGAACACCAGAGGTTTGCGATGTTGCAGTTCCGGTGACTGGGAAGCCCGAGCCAGAGGACTGAACAATGAAACGTGCGTTTGGATCATCAATAACATAGGCTTCTACGTCACCCGTTGCGCCCGAACCCGGCCAATAAGCCGACCAGACAACACGGTTAAGCGCCGTAGCCAAATAACGGCAGCCGACGAAAATACCAGCGAGCTGCACCGAGCCACCTGCGGTAGCTTGGGTGATGTAGCCGTTGGCGGTTGAAGTCACAGGCTGAACAGGGTCGCCAGTGAAAATTGGAGTCGTGTTGCCCGAAGCAATACGACGAGCGGATTGCGCGAACGTCGGAGCGCCGCCTGCACCACCCTGATATTGTAGAAAGCCGCTGGGCGCAAAAGTATTGGCCATGACGGGTTCTCCTCTCAGAGAGTTCCATCATCGCACACCGGGGCGACTAAGAAACGGAAAAAGGTTTATCTTCCACACCGGGGGAAGAATGTCGAACAGTATGCCTGATATTTGCAGAAAGAAAAGGGGCCGATGAAAGATTTCTCGGCCCCTGTTCGATCTTATTCTTCCGGAATCGCGAAATCGTAGCTTTTCGAGATCTTTGGAGCAACTTGCGAGTCTTGACGATTCAATAAACCGCCTTTACCCTTTGGATCCATTTGTCCAGACTTGATGTTAACCTGCTGACGCGCATCGCGAAGTTCTCTCGCTTTTGCATCGAGGGTAATTTCTTCTGGACGCTCCATGAGAAGCATGCCTTTGCGCTCGATGGAACCTTCTGCGCCAACTTGCATCATTTCTGGGTGGCGTTCAACCGGAACAGCCGTCCAGCCTGTGCGCCGAACATGGTTCATGTGGGAAACATCTTCCATATTCATGGATGACTTGCGTTTCCATTCATATGTCCAGCCATCGGGAGCGGGTGGAGTCGCAAATTCATCGATCCCATCGTCGAGATCCGAAGAGTTGTTGCGGATTTCTGCTGCACGTTTTGCAGCAAGTGCCCGTGGGTCGTCCGCACGGACGGGTGGGCGCATTTCGCGACGAGCGATAGTTTCAGTAGCTTTTGTCATTGTTCATCCAATCAGTTAAGTTTGCCTTCTTTGATCAGGGCCATCTTATTTCTGGCATATTCCTGATCAGTCATGCCCATCATGCTTGCTATTTCACGTTCTTGCGAATTCAACCGGACAACATTCGGCCGAGCGCCGGAGTTGGTGGTTGGAGAACGCGAAACAGGCGCAGCCGGAGGAGCCGAGCGGCGAGAGGTTGGTGCGGAAGCAGCCGAAAGCGCGGAATCTTCTTGCTGAACGGTTTGGCGGGGTGCAATTTTCAACGTATCTTCGATTGTATTGAAGTAATCGTCGGAATCTGCCTCGAGCCCATCAGCCATCGCAAGATTATGCGCCGCAATCATCTTTTGATAAAGACGAGGATTGGTTGCATATTCCGGATGGGCGCGAACCCAATCCGCCGAGCGCGGAGAAAGCTGAGCCGCCAACGATTCAACAGGATCATTTTGAACTTGGGGAACAAATTTTGCCTGTTCCATGCGGTTTTGATAAGCCGTTTTGCCGTTTTCGAGCTGCATTTTCTGCATTGCGATTTCGGACATTTGCACTTGAATATCAGCGGCCTCTTCATGGTCGCCACGCGCAAGTGCATCGGCATAAGAGCGTTTCAACGAAAGCTGATTGTTCTTCACCGTATCGATTGCGTTGTCGATGAGCTTTAGATTCGTGTCATCGACCTCGCTTTTTGCCAAAGAAGCCTGTTCCGCTGCCTGTTTCACCCGTTTTTCGGCTTCGAGGCGAGCAAGACGCTCTTCTTCGAGTTTAAATTTCAGCTCGCGAATACCTTCATCAGCTGAAATTTCTTGTTTCATCGGTTTTTCAGGCTCTTCAGCCTTCTCAACCTTTATTTCTTCCGCTGGTTTTTCACTTTCCAACGGCTCGAGTTCGATCTCGAGGTGTTCGTCTTCTGTATCCGACATTTGTTGCTCCATCACCACACCTGATCAACATCTTGGATGCGTCCGCGTACGTTCACATCGCTCAAAATCCGGCATGGTACGTTGTTTATGGTGATTGTCCAACCATCCGAAGGGCGCGAAACAATCCAGTCGCCCTCTTTTATGGTGACATTTTTGAACCATTCACCCGAATCATCCTGAAAAGCTGTTGGGCCGAGCTTCATAACGAGGCCAACTTTGCTTTGGTAGATATCTTCGTCGACGGTTTTATCAGTCAGGTGGATTCCGCTTTTGGTTTTCGTTGGACGAATGTAAAGCGCAATCAGGACCTGATTGTTAAAAAGCTCGAAATCTTCGACTGAACCGATTTTCTCGAGCAGCAGCTCACGAGGGTCTCTCTCGTGAAACATGGACATTGCTGGCATATTTTTATTCCCCTCTGTTTTTAACTCCATTGGCGATGGCCTCAGCCTCGTCAATGTATTCGAGAGCTGCACTCAGCCCTTGAATCTTTCCAACTTGCCTTTGATATTGATCAAAATTTTGAGCAGAACCTGCTGCGATATTGTCGCGCAACTGTTCATAATCTTGTTTTATCATCAGCCTCAGCTCATAAACGAGCCGATCTTTTGTTGTTAGCACAAACTGTTCCTTTCAGTGGCTGGACCGAGCACCCAGAGGGGAGCGCCCGGTCCTCCTCTCATCGGGCGTGGAGAGACGCCCGAGAAATTTATTTCTTGCGTGGAGGCGTGAGCCCGTAGGCCTTGATCTTTTCGAGGCGAGCTTCTCCGCCGCCAGCGCCCGAATCGATTGGATAGGTTGTGCGACCACCCGACTTACGTGGCATCATGCCCGGAGGAGGCATAGGAGGCCCACCAGCGCCCGGTGCGCCACCGCCCGAAGGCATCATCCCCGGAGGAGGCATCGGCGCTCCTGCACCCACTGGAGGCGTGCGCGGAGAAACGGGTGCATTCGGCATTGGCTGACCGCCCATCGCGCCTTTGTCATGGTGACCGGAGGCAATGATGATATTCACGTTCATCTTGCCTTTTCCAGCCTTGCCGCCATGGGCATGGGCCGAGCGTCCGCCCTTGACTTCACCGGGAACTTTGAACGGATAGCCTTCGCCTTTGAAAACGCCGCCGCCTTTGTTCTTTTCAGCTTTGCCGCCCCAGCACTTGTGGCATTTGCAGTCATGCGGATGAGCCGCGCCGCCTTCAGCTTTGAATGCTTTCGCCTTCAACACTTTGTGCATCAGCTTTTTATCTTCGGCTTCATCCGGGTGCGCCTTGCCACCATGGGCGTGGTGCGGCTTTTTATGGTGCAGCCATTCAACTTTATGGCCATCCGTTTTGCCGCCGCGCTTTTTGCCCGGATACATTTCGCCGTAATCAGGCATCTCGAATGATGCATTGCCTGCATTTGCTACGCCCGAAAGTTTATTCGAGGCATTGCGGATCCCGGCGGAACGCTTCCGCACGCCTTCTTCATCGCCCATCATTTTGCTGACGGCAAGCTCTGGACGAGCAGCTTCGAGATAATTTTGAAGCGTGCCATTCGGACCGCCGCTCAACTTGTGAGCACGGCCACCCTTTTTCATCATTCCAGCAGCTTTGCCCATCATCTGATTTTGTTGGCCGACAGGGTTTTCACCAACGCCGCCGCTGAATTTGTGTGCGCGACCGCCTGATTTGTAATTGGCTTTAAGTTCATGCCCACCAAAATCAAGATCATCACCAAGTTTAAACAGTTTCCTCATTGCATCGCCATGATTATCATGAGTAGAAACGACTTTTCCTGAACTATTTAAAACGCTGTAAGATTTAGGTTTAGGTTTTGAAGAAGACCGCCTTAACGAACGATCTGCTTGGCCCATATCAAGACCACCGCCGCCCATATCAAAACCACCACCGTTTGACTTATGGGCCTTGCCCCCATGTTTCAAACCACCAATGTGTTTCGTGCCCTCGCGAGCTTCGTTTGCCATGCGGACATCACGATTGATCAAGTTGTCCGGTGTCAAATAACGATGCGCACGATCTGGTTCAGAGCGACCTCCGCTCTTGCGTGGAGCGCGGTCGGCACGATGCGCAGCTTTCATGCCTTCGGCTTTGCCGATGACTTTGCCGCCCTTTTTGTAGGCCCGCTTGCTCAATGGGCGCATGCCCGTTTGAGTGCTGGCATTTTCGGCAGAAGGCGGCGTCCAATCGGACGAATCAACTTTCGTATGAGGGTCGGCCGAAGCAAGGCGCTTTGCCTTGGCTTTCATAGCGTCCCGCGAGGTCTTGGCGGTCTGAGACATGGGTGGCTCCGGAGGTTGTTAGAACAGGCGTCCCTGTTGGCCGCTGAGGGTTGAATCCATGTCGCGCGGCAACGAATGGATTTTATTGAGCGCTTGCCCAATAATCGCGGGAGTATGCATCTTGTTTTTCGATTTGGCAACTGGAGCTTTTACGTCGCCGCCGCGCCGGAACAATTTTTGGTTTTTCGAAATCGATTCATTGGCCTTGGGCGTGGTTTCATAAAGAGGCAAATCCGCAATGGTTTGTTCTTCGTAATCATTGCCCTTTTTTCTCCAATTCATTTCGACTTGGTCGCGCTCGGATTGCGTTAAATTACGCCAATGGTCCTGCACCGCCTGACGCTGATTATGATAATCGGGAGAGTTTCGATCGTATGGCAACCCAACCGTTTCCGCGACGTGCGGATAATCGAATGTAATTGGAATCTTTTTTGTCAATGGGAAAGTTCTGTTTTTGACTTTACCCGCCGCAGGATCGTGAGACTTGAAAGCCTTTTCGATTGCTGGTTCAAGGGTTTCGTCGTAATAACTTTTCACGCCCGGTTGCCCCATCCAGCGTTTGCTTTGTTGATCCCCATTCGTCAAAACGATTCCATGATAGCCACCATCGACCATTTCTTTGAGAAGCCGCTTCACCGCAAGATTGGTCCATTTGTCAGTGTCGGTGACGTGCGGACCAGGAGCAACTGAATCTCTGGCTTTTCTGTATTTTTCGTATGCTTCGTCCCTTAAATTGGCAAATTCACCTAATTTTTTGCTAATTGGTTCAACTTCCGTTCCTTTAAAATTATTATTTTGGTGATCGTCCCATTGTTTATCGGCAATATTAGCCAAACGATAATATTCTTTTTGATGATCTTCTAAAATTTTTTCTTT